AGTTCAGGTCGGATTCCCGCTCTATTTGTACCCCGAGCGGGATGAACTGCTTCCTTATGTTATGAAGCCTGAGTGTTTTTTGCTTCTCCAAGCCATGCCCTTGTTCCTGAAATGCGTGTTGGCTGTTAGATCCCAGTCAAGACGTTCGTGAAGATCGCTGGTGGATTCATGCCAGACGTCATCCTGAGTGGGGCTGTTGGTGACATAGTTGTCCGAGAAGTACGACCACAGGTCGGGAAACCACTCGGTCGGCAAGTTAAGCGGACCGCCCTTCCATTTCTGGATGGTTTCCTCAATGTGTAATTGCATCTCTACTGTCATGTCAAATGTGCTCTCCACTAAGATTCTGTCTTCCATGAGTACCTCCTTCGAACTCAACTCCCTCCAATTCAGGTTTGATGGGGTGGGCATTCCCCATTTCTCGTACTCCTTCAAATGTTTTTCCCTCACATTCACACCTCTTGTCAGTTCTAAAAGCTTGGTCGCCAGTACTGATACAACTGGGGCTCCCGCGTGCAAGTGAAGCGTGGACAACGCTTCAGCGCGGAGCAGTGACATGAAGACTTTGTCACTGGAGCCCATGTATTTAGCTTTAGCTCTTCCAACTTTCGCGAGTTTCTTCCAGGGGTTAGCACAGATTGCCCGCCCACTCGTTCCATAGAGTTGGCAGAAACCTATGTCATCAACCTCCTTTCTATCACTCGGAGTAATGGGTTTGGCTTTAAGTCCCAAAGGTGTAAAGTCGCGTTGACTTAGGGTGTGTTGTCCGTAAACCCCAATGTTGTCATCTCCTTCAACGAACAGCATCTTAGTTGATTCCTCGGGAGGAACCCCTCTCTTACTTAAGAGGTAGGTCAAACAGACCAAGTTATCAATTGCATTGGACAGAGCCGTGTCTGGATCACCCGACATTTTCCGACCTTTGCATTTGAAACTCAGACCCGTTCTCCTAAACTGCAATCTGTTCATACCGGTGATTACTTCGCGAATTCCTTTAAGTATCCTTTCGCCGCTGGAAACACCACCCAAGCAGTGTTTGTAGAGCTTAAGTTGTACCGCTTCCATTCTTTCAACGGTGAAAGAGGCTTCATATGAGGAATAATCATTTGCAGAAGCAAAAGAAGAAGTCCCCAGCTGTGTAATCAACTGAAGACGTTCTTCCGGCGTCATGTGTTTGACTAAGCCGGGACATGAATCATAGATCACCTTCTCCATAGACTTGATTATTCTTGCGTAGTAGGAATTGAGATCACCTTTCAGTGATCTCTTAGATATCCCTTGAATTCCAC